GGTGCACTCGAATTCATTCTACCTCTAATCCCTTCCTCCACCCGCTCCGCCACCACATCAAGTCACCACACAGCCCGCCGCGGCAGAGGCAGCAACAGGGACGCGGAGCGTTGAAGGATATGGTGGCATAGGTAGGGGGAGTGCAGGGATAGGAAGAGGAAGGAGGGTCTATGGGGCAGTGGCTTTTGTGTGCGATAGGGAAGACCCCGCGAAAGGCGCGTTCCCACTTGTCGAATCCCAAGGCTTCCGATTCTGCAACCCTAAAGCGTGTGTGCGTGAGTCTGGAATTCCGAAAAGCGCGCCGCGATCAATCGAACACTGGCATAGATACTGGCATTGGCATTTACATTTGGCGTTGGTATGGAATAGGAAGCTTGACGCAATGAAGGGTCTGGGGGCATTTGGATTATGGATTGGGGGGCGGGAGTCCGAAAAGAATGCCTAAAAGCCAATCAAGCGCGCCAGGAGCCACGAAAAGTCCCTAATCTGATGTAAAAGGAGCAAATGTCCAATGGATGCCATCGATATTGGGGAGGGAAGAAGTCTCACCTACATCCCTTGGAGCGTGGATCGAAGCATCCCTGCCCTTCGCATCAAGTTCCAGGGCATAAGCGATGTGGAACGATATGGGGCATTGATCGAGCACAGGAAGACTGATGGGCATTGGTGTTCGATGTTCATCATTTTTGATACTCCGGAATCGAGGGAGATTCTTTCCCGTTACATTCTGCCGCGTAAAGAGGACCTTTACCAAGTGAAATCCTGGGATCCACTGACCCTTTCCACTCCGCTGCGTTGCGCCTGTGGAGATCGGGGGGCTATTGAGGATGGAAGGTGGGTTTCCCAATAGAGGACCAAACGATAAAATGGAATGCACCGAGTTTCCCACTTGCCCATACTGCTTGCAGATTCACCTGAATTTGTGGGAAATCTCATTCGATGGGGCTGGGGAAGCGGTGGTTGTTTGTGATTGTTGCGAGCGTAAATTTTTGGTTGAGCAAGAGGAGGACGGATCCTATTCCTCTGTTCCTTTTTTGGGCGATGATAGGGATAAGGCATGAAACGGTTGCGTAGGTTAAGGTCAGATAGCACTGAGGCACAAACCGCAGCCTTCAATAAGGCATTGCGTGGTCTTCCTAAAATGCCCTCTGGAGTGAGAATGCGGAAGGAGGACTTGCCTTACATAAAACAGGTATTGGAATCGCGGAAGCACAGTGAATGGAATGCCACTGACCTTTACCATGCGGCCAATTTAGCCCGATGCCTGCGGGACATCGAGCAATTGGGAGAACAATTGGAAAAGGAGGGGCCGACCTGCTACACCGAAAGAGGGACCCCAGTCATCAACCCCCTTCATCAGGTTTTGGAGACTTTGTCGCGTAGAGCAATCCAACTAACCAAACTCCTCCAACTTGATTCCCTGTCCAGATACGGAGATAAAAACCGCAAGGATTCTGCCAAACGCATCGCAAAAGAGGAGGCTATGTATGAGGCCGCCTCCGCTGCCGAGGATCAGGATGGGTTGATTGCCCTGCCCCCGCAGGGCACAGTGCTGCAATGATGAAAAGGATTATAAAGCGGCAGCCACAACGTCCCACTTCCTCGAGGGAAGTGCCTGAGGTTGTGGCTTCGACTGCCCCACCCGCTCCTGCTCCGGTCAAGAAATTGACCCGCGGGGAAGCGGTTTGCGCTTTCATCGAAAGGTACTGCGTGGTGCCTGAGGGGATGTTGATTGGGCAGCCCATGCGTTTGTTGCCATTTGAGCGTCAATGGATTTTGGATACCTATGATAATCCACACGGAACAAGGATGAGTATCCTGTCCATGGCACGCAAGAATGGGAAAACGGCATTGATAGCCTGTTTGGTGTTGGTTCATCTGGTGGGGCCAGAGGCCAAGATGAATTCGCAGGTAGTTAGCGGAGCGATGTCCCGGGATCAGGCCGCCTTGGTCTACAAATTCGCCAGCAAGATGGTCCGCATGTCCCCGCGGCTGTCCCTCCTTGTCAAGCCAATCCCCAGTAGCAAGAAACTTATAGGTATTCCAATGAATGTGGAATATCAGGCGTTGAGTGCTGATGCAAAACGGAACCACGGGCACTCTCCTGCCTTTGCCGTGCTGGATGAGGTAGGACAGGTGCGTGGGCCAAAAAGTGAGTTTGTGGATGCTATTACTACCGCACAAGGTGCCTATAAGGGCGCATTGACTGTGGTAATTTCTACGCAGGCGGCGAATGATGGGGATTTGCTTTCGCTTTGGATCGATGATGCCCTGACCAGTAAGGATCCTCACGTTATTTGCCATTTGCACAGCGCGCCTGAGGATTGTGACGTTATGGACTACGCGGCATGGAAAGCTGCCAATCCTGCCTTGGGAGTTTTCAGGGATGAAAACGAATTGAGGCAATTTGCAGAAACCGCAGCCAGAATGCCTGCACAGGAATCCACGTTTCGAAACCTTTACCTGAACCAGAGGGTGGAGGCTATCTCCCCGTTCATCAATAGGTCTATTTGGAAGGAGCGCGGAACGGGGATCAATGAGGAACTGTTTAGGGAAGTGCCGGTGTATGCAGGACTGGACCTATCGGGAAGGGTGGACTTGACATCCTTGGTACTGGTAGCTAAGGAATCCGAGGATGATCCCGCAGCCGTGATGCATATCAAACCTTTCTTTTGGACGCCTGAAATTGGGTTGCTAGAACGCGCAAAACGGGATCGGGTTCCCTATGACCTTTGGGTGAAACAAGGCTATTTGTTCACCACACCTGGAGGATCGGTGGACTATGCATTCGTGGCAAGATTCATCGCGGACCTGTTATCGGCCGGGGTGAACATTGTCAAACTAGCCTTCGACCGTTGGAGGATCGATATTTTCAAGAAGGAATTGGATAGGTTGGATGTTTCCCTTGATTTGGTTCCTTTTGGGCAAGGGTTTAGGGACTTCAGCCCCGCATTAGATGAATTCGAGGCCAGAATTGCCTCGGGCACTATCGTCCATGGAAATCATCCTGTTTTGACCATGTGCATGATGAATAGCAGGATCATCAAGGATGAGGCAGGAAATAGAAAGCTGGATAAAAAACGAAGTGGAGGTAGGATCGATGGGGCGGTTGCTGGGGTAATGGCTATTACGGTTGCAAAATCCAATGATGATTCCTACTCAAGTGCTGATGAGCACCTGATTATTTTGGATGGCTAGAAAGGAGGTGGGCGGCAAAATGGATAAGGTGGTCAGGAAAAAGGGAGAGCCGGTTTTTAAATCTGCCCTGATCGAATTTGAGGAAAAGGCGGCGGTTAACCCGAATGAACCGATTCGTTTTGTTGCCAGCACTGAGGCGGTTGATAGGTACGGGGATATCATTCGAGCCGATGGATGGCAATTGGCCAGCTACAAAAGAAACCCGGTGGTATTGTTTGGGCACCAACATACCAACATTGTCGGACGCACCTTGAATGTATGGGTTGAGGGCAAAAGGTTGATGAGTGAAATCCTGCTGGCTGAACAGGGCACGAGTCCTTTGGTAGATTCTGTTCGGTCACTGGTGGCCCAGAAAATTTTGAAGGCGGTCAGTGTTGGGTTTCTTCCTATTGAGGATCGTTGGATCAGGAATGAGGAGGACAATTCCATTACCGGTATTGAATTCCTCAAGCAAGAATTGCTGGAAATCAGCCTAGTGGCTGTTCCGGCAAACCAGGAGGCGCTTGCTGTTGCACGGCACCTTAATCTATCCGATGCCATGTGCCGAACACTGTTTGTCCCTGCGTCCAAGGGTTATTCAGTGTTCCGCGCACGGCTCGAATTGCTTCGCCTGCGTTAGGGCAATAAACCAACATGATGTGGATGAAAGGAAAGGAGTTTCAGGCATGAAAATTTTTGCCAAGCAATTGGAGGCCGCCCGTAAAAAGAAAGCGGACCTCATCAAAGTCCTGGAGAACATTGTCTCCAAGGCTGAGGAAGAGGATCGTTCACTTACAGAGGACGAATCCAAGGCGTTTGACGAGACCAAAGGGAAAATCCAGGAACTGGATGCGCGCATTCAGCAACTGGAAAGCGCCCAGGCCGTTATTGGGGAACGCGCGGTTCCGGTCACCCCGCGGGAAGAGGATGACACCGCACCCCCCGCAAGCGACCCCGATCAAATGCCCTCGAAGGGAAATGATTCGTCGGCGGGTCGCGGTCCTCTGATCCAACGTGGGAAACGGAAGCTGGTCAAAGGGGCATTTTTTGCCCGCCAAGCCCACCTGCTCTATCTGGCCGGAGGCAATCCTAGGGTTGCGGCCGATATTGCAGAAAGGGATTTTGGAGATAAGGAAATGGCGATGGTGCTGCGTGCAGCACAGTCCGGCGCCGATTCCGCTACCTCCGCGTGGGCAGGAACTCTGGTGCAGCAGGAGATCCAGGACTTCATCGACCTGCTGCGTCCACTCAGCGTTTTTAGCCGCATCCCTGCAGGAACGACCATTACCTTTGATTCAACCAACAGCATCAGAATCCCGAAAGCTACAACGGGAACGCCTGGTGGGTTCGTTGCAGAAGGTGGGGCGATCCCGGTCAAGCAAGGCGCCTTCTCGTCCATCACGCTGACTCCTAGCAAATTGGGTGTTATCACGGTGGCAACCCGAGAGGTGCTTGCACGTTCGACGCCTGCACTGGAAACGCTTTTGCGGGATATGATGTTGCGGGACACTGCGATTACCCTGGACCGCAGGTTTTTCAGTACCCTGGCAGCCACTTCCGCCGCCCCTTCCGGGCTGCTGCACACTGACAACGCGCCTGCCGCAATCACTGCCAGCAATACGTCCAATGCGGCGGACGATGCCATTGCCGATATTAAGGCAATGATGTCCGCCATGTTTGCTGCCAGTGTTCCCATGCAGAATCTGGTGTGGCTGATGCATCCCTCGAAAAAACTGGACCTGATGGCGCTGCGTTCGGCAACAGGTGCCTTTTACTTCCGGGATGAATTGGTCAACGGGACATTGCAGGGGATCCCGGTGATTGATAGCTCCGTCCTGGACAAGGGGCTTAATGATGGAGGCACCTCCAACATTAAAACCATTGCACTTGTGGATGCCTCGATGCTGGTCAAAGGTAATGGCCTCGCCCCGACCATTGCCCTGTCAACGGACGCCACGCTGCATATGGACGATGCTCCTAACTCCGATATTTTGGTGCCAACCTCGGGGGGCAAGTCCCTGTTCCAGACGGACGCCACTGCGTTGCGCCTCACGTGGGAAACCACTTGGAGAATGCGGCACACGGTTGCGGTTCAGTACATTAACAACGTGAATTGGTAAGGTGGTGTTCTCCTCGGTCCCCCACGTTTAGTGGGGCTTGAAAGGGAAAGGTGGGAGCTATGTTCCTCATACACTCCCCCTTTCCCTTTCCTTTTTAGAAAGGGATAGCCATGAAAGAAGGGGATAAGGTTTTGGTACACCACATCAGTGATCCCGAAACCAAATGGGAAGGTGTTGTAACAAGGGTCTGGACTGAGGATATCGCCAGGGTTACTGTATCCCGAACCCGGGATGATGGCTCCAGATACTTTGTGGATTTGGACAACGTAGGGTTTGGTTCGGAAAGCGAAGGCCTATTTTATGCAGGCGAGGTTGTCCAACCTGATGATAATGCCTCGAGTGAAGGAGATAAATAATGCCACAGCGTTTCCCTTGTACCGCACGATCCACCTTTACCAAACTTAGTGGGGCTGCTCCTGGAGCTGCCATCAGTTTGACTCCGGAGGAATCTGTTTTTTTGATTGCGGCAAAGGAGGCGGTCGCTCCTACCCCATTGAATAACACGGTTGCCCCGGCTGTTACTGGCACAGCCTCTGTTGGACAAACTCTTACCAGTACGCAAGGGACATGGACGGGTTCCAATGGCGTTTATACGTATATTTGGCAACAAAGTTTTGATAACGGGGCAACCTGGTCGCCCATCCCTAGTGGAAATGGGGCCAACACCTTTGTGTTGACCTCCCAACAATTGGGCGCCAAGATCAGGTGTGTGGTCAGGGGCATTAATGGGGCAGGCCCGCGGTTTGGGTATTCCGCTGCCGTCGGTCCTGTTGCCTGATATTAGGAAAGGAGTGCAGGGCCAATGAACACGGAAATGGCAATTGTGAACGATGCGGCGCAGGCTTTTGTTTCCAAATCTATTGGATCCACAGAGGTCGCGGCAATCAAAGGGTGGTACAAGGCATCACTGTTGCGGGTAATGCCTGAGTATGAATTCGCGGCCAATGTTTTGCTGCGAAAGATTAAGGAGGCTGAGGGTATCGGAGACTATAAACAGGCTTCCTATCTGACTTCCCTCCTACAAGCCTTGCCTAGGTATGAGGTGTGGCAGGATTCCATTTACAACCTGGTCACCACGGTAGGGAAAAACGATATGTTGGACAAATACCTTGCCGGGAGTGCCTATACTGCATCGGTTGTGATGGGACTAAAGGGCTCAGGCACTGCGGCCGCTGGGGATACTCAAGCTTCCCACTCGGGGTGGTCAGAGGTAGGAGGGGCTAATGCTCCGGCGTATTCAGGCAATCGTCCTACTCCTTCCTTTAGTGCTGCCTCCGGCGGGGTAAAACAAACGTCGGCTTCGGTAAGTTTTACCTTTACCTCCGGCGGAACAGTGGCAGGGTGTTTTATCAATCTTGGAGGCTCCGCTACCAAGGACAGTACAACTGGAATCCTTTTTTCTGCGGGGGATTTTTCTGGAGGCAGTAAAACGGTGGCTGCCTCAGAGGTTTTGAATGTTTCGTGGTCTGTAACGTTGACCTAATATTTTAGGAGGACGACATGCCTGCTAATTTCAAGGTGGGGTCTAAGGTACAACAGGTTCTTCCTGTTCCGATTCAAGGTGAGGTTGTTCGTATTGGTATGGTAGAGGACGAATTGGGGTATTTGGTTCGTTCTTCGGATGGGTCGGAGCGCTGGTTTAAGGAATCTGATTTGGAGGAATTGCCTGAATAGGAAGTCCCAACGTTGTTAGAGTGATTACCTACGGAAAGGGGAATGATGATGCGGAGGCTTTTGTCTAATTTACACCTTTGGGTTCTACTAATTGTCCTCTCCATTTGGGCTTTTGCTTTCTGGCCGGCATTTGCACAGCCAGTATCCCCTTCCCGTACCACCGAGGTGCGGGTATGTTTCCATGACCTCGCCTCCATTCCTCGCAATGCGGATGGGTCGATTAGGAGGAGCAACACTGCAAGGAATGCCTTTATTAAGGCGCACCCTTGCCCAGTAACGCACCTGTCTGCGTTCCCGTGTGATGGCTGGCAAATTGACCATGTTATCCCGCTTGCATGTGGAGGGTGTGATGCGGTCTGGAATATGCAATGGTTGCCAGAGTCCATAAAAAAAGACCGCGGCCACCCGGACGCCAAGGACCGATGGGAATTGGAGGTTTATTGCCCTGCTCGTTCTAGGCAATGAATGGGTCTAAATCTGTGGAGCAATGCACCATGAAAAAGACGTTGGTAGTGTTGCGCGATACAGTCCTTGCAATCATTGTAGAGGTTGTTTCGTGGCCGCTTGCACTATTCATTCCGCTTGTGGTGATGTTCGCGCGATGGGACGAAAAGCCTACAACGTGGACAGGTGGGGATGACGACCCGGAGCACCCGGCTATTCGTGGTGACCTGCCTCGGTGGGCATACATTTGGGGCACTCCGGATGAGCGCCTGCCGGGGGATGTGAGAATGCAGCAGACCCGCCGGATGCTCGATTGGGCAACAGGAGTTTTTGGGCCGCAAATTGGTCGTTACTTGACCAGCGTTTGGTGGTTGTTCCGCAACCGCATGTATGGGCTCGCGTGGGTCACCAGTGCAAGACCAAGCGACGGTTATTTTGACAAACCACAGAATCCTGGGATCACCTGGCACGCGAGTGAAGGCATTTGGCGGTGGTGGAAGAAGTTAGGTCCGATCCAAATTCAGGCCGGGTGGAAGCCGCACAGGGCGGACGAGAAGGCGCACTGGCAGCGTGGCCCGTTTGTTGCAATCCGCTTTGTTTCTATTCGAAGGGGATGATTTATGGAGGACTTTGAGGTCCATCCGGCGGGTACGGCTGAACGTATCAGGAGGCTTGAGCAGGAATTGAATATGTACCGGTCCAAAGTAAATGGGGCGGACCGAAAGTCCTCTGAGGTGTACGCCACAGGGGATAACTTGATGCTGCACTCCACGGGCGACAACGTTGGTGTTGGAGTTATATCCGACTGGTAGAACAATGGCACGCAACGCAAGTATCCCGTTTGCCACTTACCCTGCCGGCACATACGGCCCGCACGTCATTGACGGTGGGCAGCTTGGCGACGCCGGTGCACGCATACAGATTCAGCGTGGAACCGATGGTACGTGGCCTCTGACACCATCCGACCCGGTGTGCAGCGTGCTGATTGAGCTCCTGTATGGTTCATCGTGGGTGCCCGGCGCTGCGGCGACGTTTACGGGAGGTCAGCAGCAGGACAGGTTCAGCGCGACCAAGACGCACGATTACCTGTCCGTCTATTGGGCGAAGGAACTTGTTAATGGCGTGCCTACTCCGGTACGACCAGATTCCGTGCGGGCGACCGTCACGCTGACCGTCAATACGCCTCTGGCTGCGAGTGTGACATGGCTGTAAGCGTTGTAAGAACCTCGACCTACGTAGATTCCTCAACACCAATTGCCACGACATTTTTCAGTGGCACTCCTACTATTGGCAACTATGTTGCGGTAACAACCACCGAATATTCCACATCCCAATGCGTCTGCACCGATGACGCAACTGGCGGGAGCAACTCCTACACCACGCATAGAGCGGCCAATGCATTTTCAAACAGCGCCTCGATAGCACGCGCGAAGCTTGACCGAACGAAGGCGAATCTTGGGGTTACTGTCAATTGTGGATCCGGACTGTTTGCCGCCGGAGCCATCGAGATTTCCGGGGTTGTGAGCACGAACCCGGTTGACCTGGATTCGTCGCAGACTACGGACACGACCAGCCCGTGGACGCTTGCATTGTCCTCGCCTGCGCAGACGGACGAAATTCTGATCGCGGCATTCAGCTTTGCTGCCTCATCCTTTGGGACGCACAACATCACTGCGGATCAATGGACAGGCGCGACACCGACAACGATCTTCGTCAACGATGGGCCGTCGATCAACGGTGAATATGGCGCAGGCGCATACCTCATCACCACGGACCTAACTGCGCGGACGGTCAGTTTTTCGGCGAACAACAATGGCGGACAACCGTCACCTATTCAGGTAATTTCGTTGAAGGGCGCTCCGGCCGCCCCAACGCTTGACCAGAAAGCCTACCGTTATTTCAATGATGACGGCAGTGAGAGTGGCAGCACGCCGATGGCTGCACAAAACACAAATGTGAATGTGGCTGCGGGGACTAATTTTAGGATTCGCTTTGGCATTCAGGCTACCGGAGATCCTTCTGGAATTCAAATAAGGCTTGAGTATGATGAGGTATCTGGGTCAAATTGGAAGGGGGTAACTTAAATGGCCATTTCTGTAATTACATCGGGCTCACAGGCTTGCACTGTTAATACCGAACATGAATTGGCAACGGTTACAGCGGCGGGCAGTTACCAGTTAGTTTTGGATGTAAGCGCATTGGCATCTGGATCCACTCCGGACATTTTGCGTGTGCGAATTTATGGTAAGGCACGATCCACAGATACCGAACGCCTTGAGGACGATTTTTCGATTGTAGGTGCTCAGGCCCGCGCGCTGTTCCGCTCCCTTCCTGTATGGTCCCCCCACCATTATAGGGTTACCATTACGCAAACGCAGGGCACTGGTAGAACAATTCCATGGGCTATCTACGGGGTGCAATAAATGCCAACCATTACCAATTTCCATCCCGGTGCGCGTTGCGAAACATTGGGAGTCACTGAGTCAACAACCACTGCCGCCACAGTGACCGCATCCGGAACGGCGAATGCGAAAGGTGCTTGGACGTCGCTTGGTCAAACAACAATGGAGTGGAGGTCGATGTTGTTATGTGTGGCACAAACTGCGGCCTCCAATAAAGCAATCGATGTTGGATTGTCTACTGATGGTACTAATTTTGGCATCGTTGTTCCCGACCTGATATTCCAAGGATTGAAAAATGCTGACCAAATTGGAATATACTCCTTGCCACTGCGTGTTCCCTTAGGAGCATTCGTTGGAGTAAGGTGCGCTGCCTCCACTGCAAGTCATGTCCTGAATGTAAGTGCCTCGGGCAGCACTCGAGGTATTAATGGAAGTGAAGGATATTCGATGGCGGTGGCTTTATTTACTCCAACATTGTCCCGTGGAGTTGCGATTGACCCGGGAGGAACGGCTAACATAAAAGGGGCATGGACACAATTGATTGCCTCCAGCCCCGTAGAGGTTGACGCTATCTCCATAATGATTGGCCAGGCAGGGGATGTAAACAGGACGAATAATGCTACGGCGCTTTTGGATATTGGACTTGGTGCCTCTGGCAGTGAGGCAGTGATAATCCCCAACCTGTTCCTGCGTTGGACTACCACCCTTGATGGCCCATTTCTTACCGGGGAAGTGATCCTTCCGATATCCATCCCTTCCGGATCGCGTTTGGCGGCGCGCGGGCAATGTACTGATGTAACGGCAGGGGACCGAACGTTTGATGTATCCATTCATGGATGGGTGCCTTGATTGCCTAAGGCTGCACCATGAGCATCGTCCTAAAACAACTACCAGTTATTGAGTCCAGCGTCGGGACCCTACCCGATGTTGTTCTTTCGGACTCAGTGCATATAGCCTCAGGAGCGGCTACCAGCACCACGCAGCGTCTAACTGGACTTACTGGTACGTTTACAGCAGGACGCATATCGGATGATACCAATCCGCTCCCATCCATTGACCTGGGCAATGATGGCAACACTGAGGTAGAGTTTTGCGTCAAGATTCGACCTGGGGTTGCTAATGGTGCCCAATATAAGTTTCGTGTTACGGTAAATGGAGTTCCACTCGATACGTACAGCAGCGGAACTCCTATTGTTACCGTTGGGACTGGGGCTGGGTCGGGTAGCGTTAATGAATCACTTACCGCCTCTGATTCCCAGTCTGCGGTAGGAACATTAGTTGGATCGGTATCTGAATCACTCACTGCCTCTGATTCCCGGTCTGCGGTAGGAACATTAGTTGGATCGGTATCTGAATCACTTACTGCTTCCGATTCCTCTTCCTATGGAACCGTAATTAACGTTTCGGTTCAGGAGACGCTGTCCAGTGCGGATTCGACCAGTGCGACTGGAATTTTTGTTGGGACTGTGAGTGATTCCATTGGCGTGGTTGATTCCCAATCGGCTGCTGCCATTTTTGAAGGACCCGTTTCTGAATCGCTTTCCATTGCGGATCAACAATCCTCTGGGTACATAGGTGTTGGAAACGTAGGCGAAACAATTTCTGCCACCGATAGTGTTTCCGCATTGTTGTCCGCATTGGGTGCATGTTCGGAGACTCTGGGAGTAACGGAGGCTAGCACCGGATCCTCGAGTTCCGGCACCTCTGTAAATGAAACGCTTTCAGGTACGGACTCGCAATCGGGCTTTGCCACAATGATTGCTTCCGTTTCCGATGCATTGGGGATTGGAGATACTCAATCCACAACGCTCCTTCGCTTCGGCGCTGTTAATGAAGGTGTTGCCGTAGGAGAAGGAATATCTGCCCTATTAAATGCCCTTGCATTTGGTTCGGAAATAATCTCAGTTTCAGAGGTATCCAATTCCCAGGCACAGTATGTTGGAAGCACTGTTGAGGTGTTGGGGGTTGGGGATGGCACTGTAGCGTACTCGGTATTTTTTGTTGGCCTGTCGGATTTGGTTGGAGTAAACGAGGATTCCGATGCTACCGTTACCTCTGGTGTGGTGACCGCTTATGGGGAACGGACATATTCAGTGCCTAAGGAATTTCGTAGGGCTGTTTTGCCTAAGGAATTTCGCAGTTTGGCTTTGAATGCGGAACAAAGGACACATAACATCCTTCCTGGCAATTGAAAGGTAGGTTAAAATGGCAGTGGAAACTTTTGTTGTAGGAGCAAATGGAAAGGTATCCATAATTAAGGACCCCAATGCCATTTTGGATTACTCATTCGATTGGACAGAATGGTTAGCGGCCGCCTCCACCCCTCCGGACACGATTGCGAATGCCCAATTCCAATTGTTAGGAACCTCAAATGCCACTATTGTTTCCCAGGCTTTTAACGCTCAAAAAGCGACGGCATTTGTTTCGGGAGGACTTGTTGGAGAAAATATTGGATTGCGGTGTAGAATTACCACCGCCGCAGGTAGGGTCGATGATAGAACCGTCTACCTCAAGATTAAGGAGCGATAGTATGCCTAAACCTAGAGCCATTGAAACGGAACGATTGATTAGCCTACATCCTGATTTTGCTCCTGTAGGTCAGGTACGTTATGCGACCAAGGAAGAGGCGGATCTTTTGATTCGCATTGGGCGGGCTAGGTATGATGAATCAAGCGCCGATAAAAAACAGGATGAAGGGTACAGGCATAGGGAAATGAGGGCTTCCCAATCTCAGTCAATGAATAGGAAGGGGAATTCCAAATGAGATTATTTCCTTTTTCCTTTAGGCGAAAACAACCAGATCCTGCATTTAAGGAAAATGCTGTGGAAAAAGGTTGGGAACTGATGGATGTTTTTAGATGGTCACCTAATTGGTTTCAAAAGGCAAGTGACCTCAAGTTTTCCTTTGACCTCGATACTAATACGGCGGTTTATACCTGTGTAAACATCCTTTCACAGGAGGTCTCCAGCTTGCCTATTTATCACTGGAGGGTGGATGCACAAGGGACGGCAAGGAGGGTTCCTCGTAGTAACCCAGAAAGGGTTTTGCGCAATCCTAATTCTTATCAGACCCGAAGTGATTTTTGGTTGTACATAATGCGCTCCTTGCTTTTGCGAGGGACGGCCTTTGCCTATGCTCCCAGAAATAATAGGAATGAGGTTTTTGAATTGCACCCTCTACCTCCTAAAGGGTGCTGGCCAATGGTCGTTCCTGATACCGGGGACGTGTTTTACTCGGTCGGGAACTTTGGGGATAGGTTGGTGGATGTAGACAACGTGGTGCCTGGGGAATTCATTTTCAACCCCAGGATTAATTGTTTCCAGCACCCTTTGATTGGGCAAAGTCCGATTTCCGCCTTTGTTAATTCTGCTGCCGTGGGGTCTGCTATTCAGCGGGCTACCGCGAGGTTTTTTCTGAACATGGGGAGACCCAGTGGCATTCTCACCACCCCGCAATCACTGAACAAAAAGGCGGCGGAGGAAATTAGAGCGCGATGGAATTCAGTCACCCAAGGTGAAAATATTGGAGGAACCCCAGTCCTCCACAATGACCTAAAATGGCAACAAATAACGATGAACGCCACGGATGCCGAGGTAATCGCGACCTACAATCTATCGGTTGCCGATATTGCTATGGCATACAGGGTGCCTCTTTACATGCTGGGGGATTTGTCCAAGGCATCGTTTAGGAATGTGGAAACGTTGAACAGGTTGTTTTATACCTCGGCGCTACGTTTCCTGTTGGAGCATTTGGAAAATCATTTGAACCGTCTATTTGAATTGGACGGCGAAACTGAATACCTGGAATTCGATTTTGAAACGGGCTTGCTTAGAGGAGATTTGGAACAGAGGATTACGGCGATTACCAAAGCCGTACAAGGCGGGATATTCACTCCTAACGAAGCCCGACGAAGGGAGCAACTAGAGCCTAAGGAAGGCGGGGACGACCTATTCCTTCAGCGCCAGATGGTTCCTGTATCTATGCTTAAGGAGCTATTGGCTAAGGAGCAGGCAGCAAATATGGATACCTCCACACAAAATTCAGAATCCAGTTTGGAGGATGGATCATTGACTAACGAATCCTCGCCTTCTGCACAGGAGAACGAGGAGGGCGAGGATGCTAAGGATATTGCCCATGACATTTTGGCTAGGGAATTGTTTGAAAGGGCGATGCAATGACGGATAAACAGGTTACAATGGAGGCAGTGGTCGGGGCTTTGCGTCTCCTACGGGAGGCAATGGATGCCAGAATTTCTGAGGTGGCGGCCTTAGCAAAATCCGCTATTGACCTGAAATCCCAAACTCCTGGCCCTCCTGGCCCTCCTGGCCCTCAAGGCCCGCAGGGGCCTCAAGGGCCTAAAGGAGAAAAGGGTGATCCTGGTCCCCAAGGTTTGCAGGGGGAGCGCGGGGAGCGCGGCCCTCAAGGTCCACAAGGGGAAAAGGGCGAAAAGGGCGAAAAAGGAGATCCTGGGCCACAAGGCCCGCAGGGGCCTCAAGGGCCTAAAGGAGAAAAGGGTGATCCTGGTCCTCAAGGTCCACAAGGGGAAAAGGGCGAAAAGGGAGATCCTGGTCCTCAAGGTCCGCAGGGACTTCAAGGTCCACAAGGTCCGAAAGGGGAAAAGGGAGATAAGGGCGAGGATGGGCTTATTTCTGAATTGGCATTTTGGGAACCCATTACCTATGATCGAGGGGCTTTGGTTTGCCATAGAGGAGGGGTATGGCAAGCCAAGTGCAGAACGAAAGAGGAACCTAAATCATCCGTTGGGGATTGGCGTTGCGTTTCCTTGGGAGTTTTTGACATTGAGGTGGTTCCAAAGGACGTTAGAAGGTTTGCACTTCGTGTCCACACCTCTGTGCGGGAAGTGATTTTGGAATCGGAGTTGACTATTCAAATCCCAGTCCATAAAGGCAAATGGGATGGAGAGGTGGAATACCAATTCAATGATGAGGTAGCCTGGTCTGGGGCTTCCTGGCGTGCGGTAATTCCGAATAAGAACGTGGAGCCAGGGAGAAGTGAGCATTGGGTTTTGGTAGCGAAACAAGGCAAAAAGGGCGAGCAAGGAGAGCGTGGTCCCCAAGGCCCACAAGGTGAACGTGGCCCAGCAGGTCCTGCAGGTCCTGTCGGAGCACAAGGCCCTCAAGGCCCTCAAGGCCCGCAAGGGGAGCGTGGACTACAAGGCGAACGTGGCCCACAAGGCCCGCAAGGGCCAGCAGGGGTTATTGGAGAATTTCAAGGCAAATATAAGTCCGGATCATTCTATGGGAAAGGGTCCGTTGTGGAGCACAATTTCTGCCTGTGGGTCGCCAGGAAGGACACCCATAGTATTCCTAATGCGGTTGGTGGGGATTGGGAATTGATACTCTCCGCTCCAGCTAAAGGAGGAGCATAAAATGGATTTGCCCGGCGTTCCTCTGTTACCTGAAACCTCCCTGCGCGTGTACTGGGGCTTGGAACAGGACGATGATTCCTACGCCGAGGTAGTTACCACTTCGGTATTGTCATTGGTGACCAGGCAATTTGAAAACTACTGCCAGAGGGGATTGGCTTATAGAACCGATCTGAGTGAGGAGATTTTTAATGACCTTCACTCAGATAGGTTATATTTGTGGTCGTTTCCTATCGTTACGCTTAAATCGGTAAGCGTTGATGGAGCAAACTATGATGTTTCCAATTTTGTTGTAAGCAAGGAACATGGTTGGATTCAACCAAAATCGCCTTTTCTTTTTGCTAATGCTGGGCAGGTAGTTGTGGTGACTGATTCAGGCTTTCAGCCCTCTGCTGTTCCAGATGATCTGGCCGCAGCCTATGCAAACGCTGTTGGCGTTAGGGTTGGAGTGCAGGTTGGCGGGACATTGTTGTCTCCTCCTGGGTCCCCCTCTAGCAGTCCTATCAAGTCAATAGGATTGGGGGGCGGAGCACTTTCGGTTGCGTTTGAAACCTCCTCTGCCTCACGGGCTGGGGGGATAACAGGTGCCTACGATGTAAGCAGGGCCCCGGTTGATGTTCAGCCTTACGCCTCTGTTTTGGATCAGTACAAGCGGACCGTTTTATGAATCTACCATCCATTGATTTTGTTACCATTGCAGCCACAGCCAAATCCGCTCTTTCTACTTATGGAACGGATGTGGTATTCATTCTGAATGGGCAAACCTCTGGAAGGACAGTCAAGGCGGTTATTTACAGGGATGGAGGGGGAGTGGGTGGAGTGTCCCAATTGGTCGGGGATGTTAATTCCATGGAAGCCACAGGTATTCTGAACCCGGATGATTTTTCCTCTCCTTATACCTTGCCCAAAAAATTCGATTTACTCAAGGTAAACATGGGAGGCACGGATAGAATATACGTGGTGGAATCCGTATCCCCAATTTTTGCAGCCAACACGTTGCCCCTGTTGTTGGTCAAATTGAAGGCGAATTGATATGTCCTCAGGCATCGTTCGTTCTGCGTTCAGAAACGCCTATACTGCCCAGTTTCCTTCAGTGCCTTATGTGGACACGGTATCGAAGGAGGTGGATAACAGTGCCTTGCCTAATCTATGGGTTACCATGCAATTCCAAATGTCCTCAGAGGAAAGGAGGGCTATTGGAAGTCCATCAGGGTGGAAAGAGGAAGGGCATTGTTTTGTTGCGGTGCTGGGACTATCGGGATTAGGAGATGCGGCGGTTGTTAATCATGCTGATGCGGTCCGGGCATATTTCAGAAATTGGCAGTCCTCAGGCATCATGGTTCGGGGAGTGCCTATGGTACTGCAAGAGGAGTCCAGCGATGGACGTTGGTTTATGGTAGTGGTGGACATCATTTACGAAAGGTTTTTTGATGGATAATACTTCGGTGAAAATTAAAGGGCTTTCCGAATTGTTAGCCCAATTGAATTCCCTGCCAGAAAGGATTGAGAGGAATGTGGTTCGTGCAGCTTTGAGGTATGCGGTGCAGTCCACGTTTCTTAAGGCTGTTGCTCCTAATATACCGATTGGGAAGCCTAGAAAGGATAGGTCAGGTCGATTCGTTTTTGGGGGTGATTTAGCGAAGTCCCTGCGTTTAAGGACTATAAACAAGGAGGGAAGACCCTCGGTCGGGTTGACAATTGGCAACAGAAAAGTTTGGTATGCTCACTTGATTGAAAAAGGAGTTTCCCCGCACACAATCAAGGGGCGTCCATTTTTGTTCTTTGGATCCAGAAGGATCCGGGAGGTCACACATCCTGGGTTTGAAGGTAGGTTCTTTATGAAACGGGCTTTCGAGGGGAATGAAACTAAGGCGGTGGAGGCGTTTAAGGAGTATTTACAGAAAAGGCTTCCAAAGGAACTTGGCAAATTGTCCATTTCCAAGTAGGTCTAATTTCGGGTAACTTTAGCTAAAGGAGGATTGAAATGCCCACTCCAGCATCGGCCATTTTTCGTCGCATCAAATATAAGGCAGAAACGACCTACGGGACCATTCCTGCATTGTCTGGGTCTCAAGCGATTAGGCGGGTCGAATTTTCTCCTGACCTTACCAAGGACACTTTCCAATCCAATGAGCTTCGCACCGATCAACAAATTGCCGATTTCCGACATGGTGCCCGAAAGACCGGGGGGACACTTCGTGGCGAGGTGAGTCCTAAAGCCTATGCGGACTTTCTTGCCGCCGTCCTTAGGAAGGACTTTGTAGCCACCGCTGCATTGACTGGCCTCTCCCTAACATTGGCGGTCAGCACTCATCCAGTTTATACCTTGACCCGAGGTTCCGGCGATTTCCTAACTAGCGGAGTCAAGGTCGGGGATGTTGTTCGATTGACTGCAGGGACGTGGAATGCTGCAAACCTCAATGTCAACCTGCTGGTTGTTGGAATGACCTCCACGGTTCTAACGGTAATCGTTGCCAACAATAAAACGTTGACCGCAGAGGGTCCCATTGCTTCCTCCACACTTACAGTGGTGGGCAAACGGGCATGGGTGCCGACTTCAGGGCACACCGATAAGTCCTTTTCCATTGAGTCCTGGTTTTCCGACTTGTCACGGTCGGAAATGTATACCGGCATGAAACCGACCCGGGTTTCCTTTGCACTCCCTGCCACTGGAATGGCTACTGTGGAAATCGAGTTTGCGGGGCAAAATGTTGTAACCTACACCACAGAACAATTCACCTCCCCTACCGCTGCTCCATCCTTTGGGGTTGCGGCAGCAGCCAATGGGTTGCTTGTGATAGGTGGGCAGCAGCAGACTGTGGTTAGGGATTTGTCAATCAACATTAATGGAAACTATTCGGGCGAACCTGTGGTTGGGTCCAACCAGATTCCATTCCAGTTCCCGGGTAGGATTGTTGTGGATGGACAATTTACCGCCTACTTTGATTCGACCACATTGCGCGATGCGTTCCTGAATGAAACCGAACAATCGTTGGCGGTTCTACTTACTTCCGACAACAGTGACAACGCCGATTTTGTTTCTATCACATTGCCGCGCATCAAATTGGGCAGTGCCTCAAAAAATGACGCGGCGGATGGCATTGTTCAAACCTTTAACTTCCAGGCTTTGTTGAAAAGCACGGGCGGGTCCGGAACTGATTCCGAGCAAACCACCATTGTTATTCAGGACTCGCAGGCTTAAGGAGGGCAATATGGGATATAGGATGGGTTCTGTGGTTGATGTGGAAAGTGCTGAGATTGAGGTAAAGCGTGATGGCAAGGTCCTGTTCTATGTTACCTTAGCAGGGCCTGAACATCCTAAACGCAAAGCCTTGGCATTTAACAAGCAACGCCGGCTTCAGGCTGTGCTGCAACGTACAGGGAAACTGGAACTAACAGATCCAGAAGAAATGGAACAGGAGGATTTGGACACCCTGGTTGCCAGCACGTTGGCCTGGCGTGAGGTGGAGGATGCGCAGGGCAATCCTCTGCCCTGTACTCCTGAGAATGTGCGTGCCTTCTATTCGTTTGAGGGACATGGATGGATACGCAAGTATCTTAAGGAGGCAATGGAGGATAGGGAACGTTTTATCAAGGGCTCCGCAGTGACCTAATGGCTGCTGCGGAGTCTGCCCTTGAATTATCCCAACCTTTGGGGAAGGATGGGACGGTAAGGGACATTTTGGTGCAGCGGGAGAAGGCAACAGGGCAGAGGGAGACCAAACTGGATGAAGGTAGAATCCCCCCGGCCTGTTTGGAACTTTGGAACGTGTTTTTGGATTTACATAGCAAAAGGCGGGCTGCCTTTTTTGGGGTTTCGCCTTTGTGCTTTGAGGACATAGAGTCATACCAAAGGTTGATGGGGATAACATTAACGCCTTGGGAGGTGGAAACTATTTTGGCGTTGGATTCTAAGGTTGTTTCTAGATTGAACGAAAGGCTTTCCAGGAAGGACTGAAATGGCTACGACCTACGGTATCCTCATTGAAATGCAAGCGGACATAGCCCGCTTGCAAAAGGATATGGCGGAAAGCAAGAGGGCAATAACCAGTTTTACCGATAGCGCCATACGATCCTTTAGGAACTTGGGGGGCGTCATTGGGGTTACTTTTGGGGCAGCCTCCCTTTTGGAAATTTCTAAGTGGTTTGTTGAATTGGTTAAAACGGTTGACGATTTGGATGAGGCCGCGCAAGGTGTGGGAACAACGGCAGTGGCTCTTGCAGAATTGCGGGCTTCGGCTCAATTGGCTGGGGTTGAGTCCAACAAATTGGAACAAGCCTTGGCAAAATTGGCAGGAAGAATTGATGACGCGGCATCAGGGAATAAGGACGCAATATTTGCCTTCAAGCAATTAGGAGTCTCCATTAAGGATGCCTCCGGGGATATTCTTGCAACCGATGAAGTGTTGGCACAAATTGCCGATAGGTTTAGGACCTTTAAGGACTCCACTGAAAAAACTGCCGCGGCCGGGGTTCTGTTTGGGGATCGTTTAGGCAAAACATTGATCCCTTTCCTGAACCAAGGGTCAGAGGGCCTTAGGCGGAATGTTGGTCTGACCGATGAAATGGTCAAGAAGAATTTGGAGGCGCAACGTTCTATAGATGAATTGTCCATCGCTTGGACTAAGGTAAAGTTTGCGTTGGCAGGGGCTGCGGCGGAAGTTATTAGATGGTTTTCGGTATTGGGCGGGAGGGAATCCACCACAGAGGACATAGCCGATTCCTTGCGTTTCCAAATTTCCAAATTGGAACGGGAATTGAAAAATGTGGAGGGCGGAGGTCTTATTGAGAGGTGGATTTTTGGAGATCCTGCCACTAGAAAACAAAGGATTGAGGAACGGGTTAAGCAGCTTCGGGCAGAATTGGAGGAATTGTTATCGCGCGCAGGCATTGATAGGTTTATTTCCGGGACTGCCGCTGTTCGAGGTATCGAAGTTGACCGACGGGCTCCTCAATTGCAAAGGAACAAGGAGGCAGAGGCCTTTCTGGAAAATTTGCAAAAACAGGTAAGGCAATTGGAATTGAGTGAAGGACAGGTATTGCGCATTGAGGCAGCGGAAAAAGGCGTTACAGGAGAGGCGGAGGCTTGGATTCGCAAGCTAGAGGAGGCCAAGCAAAAATTGCGCGTGCTGGAAATCCTCGAGCAAAACATCACGGCTCAGGAACGTGTCCGTGAGCAGTCGGAAAAGGCTATTGGGCGAGGAGCCGACCTGTTTGCAGGGTTAAAAATTCAGGCGGAGGAGATTGATTTTTCTGACCTCCAAAGGAAGCGCGCGGAGATAGAGCGGGAGTTTTCCTCTATGCGCGCAGAGGTCGCCCTATCTGGGTTGACGGGAGAGGATTTGCAGGCTGCGTTGGATCGCGTGGATGAGTGGCGTTCGGCGGTATTGGATGCGGTGAACGATTGGAACCAAAAGTTGGAAGGGGTTCGCAGGACTCTTAGGGAATTGGAAGCCATCGAGGAACGCATCACGGCGCAGGAAAATGCTCGAGGAGTTGTTGGAGGGGCATTGACGCGAGCCTCCGGAATTTTCGCAGGCATTAAACAGGAAACTGAGTTTGCCAGGATGACGGAGTTTGAGCGTAGGCGGGCAAGGATAAATCAGGAATTCTCCGAAATGCGTGCCGTAATAGCGTCCTCTGGGCTAACAGGTGAGGATTTGGACAATGCATTGTCCATGCTTGATGAATGGCACTCCTCTACATTGAAGGCACTACGGGAACAGGAGGAGGAATTGAGAACCTGGTCAGCAGGTTGGGATCAGGCAATGAGGGAATATGTTGATGACGTTACCAATGGGGCCAAGGAGGCACAGGAAGCTTTTAGAACGATGACCAAAGGGTTTGAGGATTTGTTGATGGACTTCATCCAGACCGGGCGTCTTAACATGATGAGGTTTATCCAGGATATTGCCGCAATGTTGCTTCGCGCAGAAATCAGGAAACTGATTGTCAACGTGTTTGAATTCTTTGGACTAGGTGTTGCAGGAAAACAATTTGGAGGAACTGTGGCTGCCCTTCAGCCTGTGCTGGTGGGGGAAAAAGGCCCGGAGATTTTCGTTCCTGCAGCAAACGGATCAATCATCCCTAATGAAAGAATCGGTACGGCTGGAGGTCCGTCGGTAGTTATTAACCAAAACATCAAGATAGATTCTAGGTCAGATCGGGCGGTCATTCTTGCTGCTATGGAGGAAAATCGTCAACGTACCATTGCATCCATCGGGGACATGATGCGCAGAAGGTCTCCAGTTTTTTCGGGGTGATTAGATGGCGGACATAAATTGGGATTCATCTATTCCTAATCCTAGTACATGGACTTTTGGGATTATCCAGAACGTGTTTTCCCGTCGCAATCCCTATACTGGAGCTACCAGGACATTAGGCATTCCTGGAGCGCGGTGGTGGTTTAGGGCTCAATGGAATATGTTGGGGAGGACACAGGGAGGGGACGCCCTGCGTGCCTTGCTTCTCCAATTGCGGGGCGGAGCTAATAGGCTTTTGATTTATGACCTGGCCCAACCCACCTTTCGCGGAACAGGTGGGGGTTCCCCGGTAGTTAATGGTGCTGGTCAATCGGGAGGGTCACTGGCTATTTCCGGGTGCACTCCCAATGTTACCAATTGGGCTTTGCCCGGGGACAAGTTTTCGGTAAATGGGGAATTGAAAATGGTAGTAGCCCCTGCTAATACCAATGCTTCGGGTCAAACCACATTGACTTTTGAGCCCGTTCTACGTGCCTCTCCAGCTAATGGGGCCCCATTGACGGTAACAAACCCTACGGCCAAGTTTATGTTGAGGCAGCCTACTGTTGGGTGGACTTATGAAACCATTATCACAACCTCAATTGAGATTGAGGGTGAGGAGGCATTCCTATGAGGACAGTAACTTCCGCGTTTGAAACCGCTTCCGTTTCAGAACACGTTGAGGCATGCCATTTGGTAGAATTAGATTTGGCTAGCGGAGTTACCTATGTCACTGATGCCGGGCACGATGTTGTTTGGAACGGGAATACCTATATTGGGGTAGGAGCCTTGGCGGGCATAGAGTCCGTGAGGGAAACGTCCACTGGAGAGGTAGTTTCTGTTAGGCTGAGCCTTTCTGGAGCAATCAGCTCCTTTGTAAATTTGGCGTTGCAAGAAAACACCCAAAATAGGGAATGCAGGATTCGGGTTGCACTGTGGCAGAATGGGTCGATCATTTCGGATCCTTCATTGGAGTTTGTCGGGAGGCTTAATGCGCCTGTTATTACGGACGAACCTTCAGAGGACGGGGACATTGTTACTACAGTTTCGGTCACGGTGGAAAACAAATTCATTGGATCCAGAAGACCTAAAACACTTAGGCACTCTCAACAGGATCACATGCTGACCTACCCTACCGATACTATTCACCGGTTCATGCCTAAACTTCAGGACGCCAACATTGTTTGGCCGGCTGCGTCTTTCTTTAGAAGGTAGGCATATGGAACGATTGCCCGATTGGACAGATAAATTGGTTTCCTTTATTGAGGAGCGCAGGTTTGCTCCTTTTACCTGGGGGCAAAATGATTGTTGCCTATTTGCGGCCGATGCAGTGTTAACAATGACTGGAGAGGATCTGGCCGCGGAGTGGAGGGGCGAGTATAAGGACGCCAAAGGGGCGGCCAATGTCCTGTCCAAGCTTGGTGGGAGCATTGAAGCAATGATGGATGGGCTGGGCAGGATGGAGAAGGTGCCCTTGGGCATGGAGCAGCGTGGGGACATTGTGGCAGTGGAAAATAATGGCAGGGTTTGTTTGGGAGTGGTCATAGGGGAACAGTTTGCTACTGTAGGCGAAAATGGACTCGAATTCCCCTACCTACGGGAATCAAAGGTAGTTGCTATTTGGAAGGTCTAGAAAATGCCAGCATTTTTTGCAGCCGTTGCCTTGTTGGCCATAGGGCATTTTGTGTCCTGGACACTTGCGGCATTGCTTGCGGTAAACATTGGATTTGGAGATTACAACCGCAGGCGGATGAACAGGAGATTCCGGGATGCATGGAATGCGAGTCTTAGGGATCGTGCGGTCACTGTGCGATCCACAGAGGCGCCAAAAACGATTGCCTACGGGGAGTCGGTAGTCTCTGGGCCAATATGGTATATTGGGTCATTTGGAACGCACAAGGAAATCCTGTACCTGGGCATTTTGCTGGGGCCTGGACATGAAATAACTTCGATTGACACCATTTACCTAAACGATATTCCATGTGCCCTTGATGTAAATGGCAACGTAACCACTGCCCCATTTGTTAAATCCAATCCAATAAAACTGCGCGAAGCGTTTATTTCAAACGGATCCTCCGCTCAACAATTGACCCTATCCTCTGCTCCGACCTCAGCGGCATCGGTCACGATTTCCTGGGGGTCGCCTACGGATTCGTGGGATTACGTTTCCCAGGGGACGCTGACTCCGACCAGTGTTTCTGGAAATGTTGTTACCGTTGACACCTCCTCCATTGGCCCAGGCAATAGCCTGATCGTTTCCTATGATGTTGCCAGGTATGATACCTTTATAACGGCTGAATTCCATTTGGGCACCTCTAATGAATCAGCTTCCTCCATGCTGATGACGGGGACGGGGGGAGAGGTTTCCAGCTCCGATAGAGGGCAAGGCGTTCCTTATGTGGCTCTTAAACTCGTCTTTAACGAGGACATTTTCCCGAATGGAACCCCAGCCTTCAAGGCAAAAATAAAGGGTAAAAAGGTTTACGATCCTAGGCTCGATAGCACCAATGGGGGGTCTGGTCCGCAAAGGTACAACAATCCAGCCACTTGGCAATACAGTAACAACCCCGCCTTGTGCATTCGGGACTACCTAACCTCATCTATGGGGTTCAATGCGTCCAATTCGGAAATAGATGATGCCCTTATAATCGCGGCTGCCAATATATGCGATGAATTGGTTGCCAATCAACCTTATTGGAACGGATCGTCCTGGGTAACCACCTCACGCAAACGTTATACCTGCGATGGAGTCTTAAGCACTGATGCTGACCTAGGTGAAAACCTGGACATGCTGCTATCCTCGATGGCTGGGATGGCAACCTTTGCCCAAGGGAAATGGAGGGTATACGCAGGAGCGTATCGTGTTCCCACTGTCACGTTGACGGATAACGATTTTCTGGATCATTCAAATGTGGTAATCCAGGGTAGGGCGGATCGGGATAGTTTGTTTAACGCGGTTAAAGGACAATACATTGATCCTAACCAAAACTACCAGCCCGTTGATTTCCCTCCAATAACCAGTTCCTTCTATGAATCCCAGGATGGGGAACGCATTTTTGCCGACCTTTCCTTGCCTTTCACCTCGGACGGGGTGACCGCCCAACGCATCGCACTGATTATGCTGGAGCAGGCAAGGCAGGCGATGGTCGTTCAGGCTGGGTTCAATATGAAAGCCTACCGGCTATGGCCTGGCGAAACCGTAATGCTCAATAGCACACGGTATGGGTTTTCCAACAAGGTTTTCCGCATCGTTGAGCGGGAATTTTCCTTGATGAACCTTGGTCCAAAGTTGATACTAAGGGAGGAAGCCTCTGGGGTTTATACCGCAACCACTCCAAGTACCTATGACATATCCCCTAACACCACACTGCCAAATCCTTATAGTGTGGCACCCATAACAGGTTTGTCATTGGCCAGTGGAGATGCCTATGGATTGCGTACTGCGGATGGAACGATCATTCCGCGTATGCGAATTTCCTGGAATGCCCATCCGGATAGCAATGTGACAAATGGCGGGCAGATTGAGGTGGAATATGCAGTCTCGGCCCGAGTGAATTGGATTCCATTGGCTAGGCTGCAAGGGGATTCCACATTCACCTACCTCGCCCCTGTGGTGGAGAAGGAAAGGTATGACGTAAGGGTCAGGGCTATTAATGGATTGGGAGTTAAATCGGATTGGGTTTATTCCTTCGACCATGTGGTTGTAGGAAAAACTGTTCCGCCCTCCGCCCCAACGTCATTGGCATTGACCATCATAGGAGCAGGAACCAGGGAATTTTCCTGGGTGGTTCCTAACCCGATTGGGGACATAATTGCCTTTGAATTGAGGATGGCTTCGGGGGCCACAATAAATTGGAACTCAGCCTCTGCCATTGCTACTGTTCCGGTTGGGAATTTTGCGGGCAGCCCTCCCTTTACCAGGAAGTACCAATCCGTTACCCCTGCATCCTCAGGAACCTATTCGTTCGAAGTCAGATCCATCGATAGTTCCGGCAATGTGAGCACCTCCGGCGCTCAATTGTTGAACCAATCATTAACCGCCTTAAAAACGGTGGTGGCTAAACTAACCGCTTATGCAGTCACGTTGCCTGCGCTGGTCGATGGTACAGTGACTGACTGGACAAATGCTACCACCACCATGAATATCCTTGAGGACGAGGTGGATCAAAGTGCCAACTGGTCGTATGTTCGCACTAACGGGACTGGCGTAACATCCTCGCTTGGCGGAACCAATGGCAATGTGCTCACTGTAACTGCCCTGTCCCAGGATAGTGGGTATGTGGACATAACAGCCTCTAGATCAGGCTACACCTCAAAAACCCTGCGGTTTACCCTGTCGAAAACACGGGCAGGCCCGCAAGGCCCGACCGGCCCGACCGGCCCACAAGGGCCACAAGGCCCACAAGGGCCACAAGGCCCGCAAGGGCCCACCGGCAGCCCAGGGCAGCGTGGGTCACGTTGGTTTTACGTTTCCGGGCAAACTTCCTGGAGTGATGCTGCTGCAAACACTGCGGCAGCGGAGGACGGGGGCCCGATCCTACATGATTTGGTAACCCAATATGGCACCGGATTTTCCCAGACCCGTTTTTGGACAGGCTCGGTGTGGTCTGTTGTAAATCAAACCGTAGATGGCAATCTGTTGGTTGATGGTACGGTACTGGCCCGGGCCTTGCGCATTCTCTCCATTGGGGACGTCATTAATCAGGACCCGTTCTGTTCTGATTCCTCCGCGTGGGATATCATTGCTGGAAGCCCAGTAATTGTTACGGATCCGGCTGTTACTGGAGGCAAGGCTTGGGAAGCCAATGGGTTCGGAAATTTCTACGTGTTTTCCAAGCGAGTGCCCATCAGTACCAGCAAAAACTACCGACTGGAAATGGATGCCAAGTCGATTAGTGGATCCCTAACCTGTTACCTAACCGTTGTTTTCTATGATGCCTCTGGCAACGTTCTTAACGGAAGTTCCTACCCAACAGGTTGGCCTGGGATTGGTACTTATCATTACTTTGGACTTATTGGCGCCGTTCCGCCTACAAGTTATACCAAATATACGATCAGGTTCGGTCCAAATGAAGGTCCGCAGATTCCAGGTCCCGCTGCCTACGTATCGGTAGGGGCACTGCTGGGTTACCTTGGGACTGGAGTCAACCGAATGGGGAATATCCGCCTAGTTGAAATGACTGAGGGGGCGGATATTGTTGCCAACTCCGTTGATGTAGACCGTATCAAGGCAGGAGCATTAGTTGCAGGGCGCTATCTGCAAAGCGCCAACTGGAATCCTGGAGTTTCCGGGTGGAAAATCCATAGTGACCCTGGCGGAGCTAACGGGACGCATCAGGCGGAGTTTGCTAGTGTTAAGGTTCGTGGAGATGTTCAGGCCACTAGTGTAAATGGCGTGGATATCATCAATACCCTAAACATCCTGCAAAATGCGATCACTGAATATGTTTTGAATTCGGGAGAGGAAGCTACTTACTATGATGGAGGAACTTCCTCTTCGGTGTCCAATTACACCATCAGCACTATTCCCGCCATATTTTTGCCCACCAACGGAGCCTACCCCTACACGGTGCACTTTAATGCCCAAGGGCATGTATTGCTTAGGCTAGGTGGGAATACAGGCGGTTCGGAGGAAAGGACTAAAGTCTACGTGTACGTAGACCTGTTCGATACGGTATCGAGTCAGGTTATCCCGGTTCCAATAGGGCGTAATGAATGGCAGCTAATTACCGGGGACCGCATATATGGGAACACCAAGCGTGTTCGCATTCCTTGGCATGTTGGAGGAAGTTTTCAGGTCACTGCGTTCGCCTCTAAAAACGTTAGACCCAGAATAACAATTTTTACCTACGATGGATGGGAGTACGGGGGCAACACTCAGGTACCGTACTTAAACCTAGTTGCTGCCAGCTACTTGTGCCAGGCAAAAATCTTTAAGAGGTAAAGGAAATGTCATCAATTAAGGTCAGTGAGTACGATCCCTCCACGGGCGAATTTACGGGAGTAAGAATAGAGTGCGCCACTATGGAGGTTTTAGTTAGCCAATACAGGCCCGGGTTTAATTATATGGAAGGGCATTGGAACCCGGACTTGTATCGTGTGGACCCCGTTACCCTGAACCTGATCGAGCCTACGGAACAGGATATTCAAAACTACAACAACCGACCTTCCCTTGATTACAAGTGGAATAGGCAAACCAAAACATGGGAAAAAGCCTATTCTATTGATGATTACAAGTTCCAAAAAGTGGTTAAGATAAAAACGGAAGGGTTAAGGAGAATCAAGGCAAGGTTAGGGGCGTTGAATTCGTTCGATGATGTGGAACTGGTCAGGCAGATTTTCCTGTCCATTGCTCCAGCCGCTATCCAATTGACCGCGGATCTCAAATATGTTCAGGATGTTTACAACGCCGGAAAGATTGCAATTAGTGCGGTAAGGTCCGCCTCCACGGAATCAGAGGTCGATGCGGTTGTGGTTAATTGGCCAACTTGACGAGGCAGCAATCTAAAACTGGAGCTTAATGATGGAAGAGGATACCTACGAAAAGGAAAAGTTGAAGGCTGCCTTGGAGGTGGACATTTTTTTGGAGATCCTAACAAAAAGGTACGGATTGGAAATTAAGGACGTTGTGGATACTGTTAGATGGGTGCAGGAACATAGGGACTTCATCGCCTCCCTTAGACGTGCTGGGGCAATTTCATTTCTAGGCATAATCGTCAGTGCAATGCTGTTGGCTTTATGGGAGGGGATAAAGGCATTGATAACCAGGAGACCGTGAATGAAATTACACCTTTTGCGTTCATTTCCTCAGGAGGACGAAACCATAGGGGATTTGTTTGTGGGAATGGATTGGTTTTGTCACACTCTGGAGGATGTAGTTAGACCAGATGGAATCAAGGTGCCGGGCGGGACAGCCATTCCTGAAGGGGAGTATAAGGTCGTCATTACCTATTCCCCAAAATTCAAAAGGCAATTGCCTCTTTTGTTGGATGTCCCAGGGTTTGATGGGGTTCGCATTCATCCAGGTAACACCCACTTAGATACTGAAGGATGTATATTGGTCGGGGATGAATTGGCAACGGATAGGAAGGCAATTTATAAATCGGCTCAGGCATTTCAAAGGCTTTTTTCATTGTTGGATGCGGCCAACCAAAGAGGAGAGGAGATCAGAATTTTGATCCTTAAGGCCCCACCAACTACCTAGGGCGTGTAGGAGGGAATGTTCTATGCCATCAGAAGGAGGCATCAGGCTGTTGAAGGTGTTGAATATTTTGGATTGGAAAAGGGCCTATGCATTGATTGTGGTTTATGGGTACCTCTGGCAAATAGTTATCTGGGGCCCTTTGTTTTGGGCCACCACTTTGATATCCACATTTACCGGGATGCAGATTCCTGCTCCCCCTGTTCTTCCTTGGGAACACCTTCTCGTAGCCACTTCCAATCTCGCAGTGATAGGAGCGGTGCAATTCGTTAGGGATAAATATAAGGTTCCAAAAAATGAGGGAACACCTTGATGGAACTTTCACAGTAGAGGAGGTTCGATATGATTGGATGGGCAATCATCAGGCAATTTCTGTTGGGCAAAGGAGGCACGTTTTTGATATACCTTATGGTGGCCCTGGCAGCGGTATTGGTTATGGTCATCGTTTTCGACACTGGAGTCAGGAGGGGAGAAAAGGCAGCCGAGGCACGACTTCTCCCCCGAATCGAGGAGTTGGTCAGCAGGAAGGCAGAATGTGATACGCGAGCAACGCAATTGGAGTCCAGCCTGGCAAAACAAAACGAGGCTATATTGCGTTTGGAGGAGAGGGCAAAGGAAAGGGAAATTCAGGTCAAACAGGCTGTGGCAAAGGCTAAACGTGAGGCGCAGTCCTATGAGGAAAACGCCAGATGGTTTAAAGAGGTTAGGTCGAGGGTGTCCTCCGAGGGCGATTCCTGTTCCGAAGGGTTGAAACTTGTCAGGCAGAGGTTCTCACAATGAAACTCCTAGGCATCGTTCTGTTAGCAGCATCGGCAGCGGGGTGTGCTTCGCTGGAACAGCGTGTGGTGGAAAGGCCAGTTCCGTATGAGGTACGGATTCCTGTCGAAGTGCCTTGCAAGATTGAGGCATTGGAGGCCCCCAAGATTACTCCGAACAAGGAGGCCTTAAAGTTGAATGACCGGGATCTGGTTTTGTTGTTAGCGGAGGAGCGGGAGAGTCTGTCAGCCTTTGTGCTGAAGGCTATGGCTGCAATCAAGGCTTGCCAGTAGCAGCCTTCGGATGCGCGGCGGTGCGGGATTCCAGTTCCATTACCCTTTCCCTCAGCCCGCGCAATTCCTCCTGCATGTCCCTATAGGCCTGTTTGGAAATGAGCATCATTCCATCAGGCCTATTCTTCCTTTTCCAAAACTCATACCTACACTTCGCCGAGCAAAACCTTTTATTTTTCCTCCGCTGCCCCATCTCCTGTCCACATTCCTCACACTTCTCCCGCCTCCTTTCCTCACCTTTTTCCATCATCCTTCCCCCCTCCTCCGCGCCCTCACACTTTCAAGCTTGATATAAAAGCGTTGACAACGCTTTCCGCTCCCTCCAAGTATCTCAGCACTACCCAGCGCCAGTTTTTCGTTGTCAACGCTTTGCTTTCCGTTGTCAACGCTTTCTCCCGCGCCCCCGCTGCTGCTACTTCGTCGCGCAGAAAGCGCAGCAGCAGCAGTAGCAGCAGCAGCAGCAGCAGCAGCCTTCCTCCCCCCTCCCGTCCCCACATACATCAGACCTAATCCCCTCAACACCTCGTCCAGCAGCCTCCGCCACCGGGGCTCGAATCGGTTCCCAGGGCGCGAGGCATGGCGCGGGGGGTGGGCGAAATAAGGACTGTCCACCTTTGGCCTAAACGCCTCCCGCATGGAGCGGGGGAAACGAAGGTCCCAATTAGACCGCAGCATATCTTCCTCCTGCCATCACAAAAACAACATTCCTACGCAAACCCCTGCCACAAACCAGAGCAACCTGACCAGAAGGAATCTTCCGGGGTTGGTAGCGTTTTCGATCACTGTGGCAGCAATTGCCCATTCCTCCGCTTCCCGTGTGCTCCAGGCCGAACGCGCACGGAATCGGGAGTATTGAATCAGCGCCTTCAATGGGGTGGATTTGTCACCAAACTCTAGTGGGTCGGAAATATTCATAGTCCCCTCCAATCAGCCCATCAAGAAACTCCCCCCGCGCTACCTGCCTAAGGGAAGGTAGCTGGGATTGGAACTGCATGGTTGCCTTTTGCTTGGCCTCCTTTTCTTCCTGCGTCAGGCGAATAGACCTCGTGAAGTCGAATGACTTCTCCGGTCCCAACCTTCTCCAGCCCAACGTATTGCGTACCCAAATGGGGTATTCATACACCAGCAATTGCCCCCCATCCTTTTCCTGATACCTTGGTCCCAGAACGAATGCAGCCATCCAGTACAAGTCCTCATGATCCTTATGTCCATCCCACCTAAACGGCAGAAGGATCTGGACTTTGGGGAATTCATTTCGAAGCTGCTGGACTTTCGATGCCAACATCGAGGAGCTGGAATGGTCGCGGTTTCGAATCCCACCTTCCTCTAGTCCCAGGTGGAGGTAGTCGGTTTCCTGCAGTCCCAGCACCTGCCCCGCACTGATTGACTCCTTTACCCGCTCCTCTGTTCCTGTGGCCAGAACAACCTGGACCTTGATGTCCATTTTTCTTAACCTGTAAATCAACCCACCGCAACCCAGCACCTCATCATCAGGATGGGGAGCGAGGACGATGGTCGGGCACTGATGAGGAAAAAACATATACACCCTCCTTTAGACAACCTCAATTTGACTTCCAGCCGCCGATTTGGTTATCCGGATTTCCCCAGCAAATGGATAATCCAACGTCCTGTGGTCCGCAATCAAAATTCGCCTTTCATACCTCAAAGCCCTTTCCTCGAGCACCTCCAACAAATCCTTGATGCCTGCCTCACTCAGCCAGTTACTCGGCTCGTCCAGAAACTCGAAGTTAGACCCAACCCCGGACCGGGTCAGTATCAGGTTGGCTATTCCCAATTGGGCAGCCAACCGCAAACGTTGAGATTCCCCTCCACTCCATGCCTCCCACTCGACCTGCTTTTCGGTGTGAGGGGAATACACCGAACAGACAAATCCTCGCTTCACCGATCCTGATTTGGTCTCCTTCTCCAATTCAAATTCGATCCTCCAATCCTTAAGTCCCAATTGGATCAATGACTCATTGACCTCGGCATTCAATTGTTCCAGGCTTTCCCTGATGACGAAAAACCGAATGTCCTTGAAACTCCTGGCCCAAAAATCAAACGCATTGGCAAACCATCTAACCTCCTGTAGATCCGTTTTCAATTTGGATAGCTCCATTCGTGCCGCATCCCTTCTCCTCTCCAGCTCCTTTCCTCGTGCATCCCAGGGATTGGGCTCTTCCCTCCTTTCATTCAGCTCCTTAACCTTGTGCTCAAGCATTGATTCCAAATGCCTCTCCTTATCCTTCGCCGCCCGTAGCATGGAATAGGCCAGGTCTACGTTGGGAGGAGTCAATCGGGCAGCCCCTGCCTTCTGTTGTTCCTCAATTAGCCTCTCCCTGTTCCTTACCTCCTCCTTAGCCCTAGCCACTTCCTTCTCCGCATTTTCTATCTCCTCGGCCAGGCCTGCTAGATGCTTGGCTTTATGCCTGCTATCCACCTTTTGTTTACAGTGCCTACAAATGGGACCCAGGGCTTCGAAATCCTTGAGGCTCTCCTTCAATTGTTTCAACCTATCAAGTCTTACAGCCAATCCCTCCCTTGCCTCATCAAGCCTTTTCCTCAGCCCTTCTATTCTTACCCTGACCTTTTCCGCTTCATTGTTGAACGTGACGGCTTCCGCCTTCACCTTCTCAAGCCTTTTCTCCGCCTGAGCAGTTTCCTTTCGGGCTTTTTCTAGGGCTTCCTTTGCCTCCTGGACCTCACTTTCCACTGCCCGCATTCTTTTGCGGTGCTCCGTTACCCACCTATTTTTCTCCTCGATTGAATTGGCGCAGGCAATTTTCAATTCCGACAAAGCTCCTTGGAGCCTCTCACACTTTTTGTCCAACGTGGATAAGGTGGACTCAAATTCCCCTTTGATTTCTCCTGCATACCTAGACTTGTTCTCCCAAAATTCCAATTCCATAATTTCGGAATAGAGCTCCATCCTAGCCGACGGACTCAGGTCGATGAAGCACGGAGAAAATTGGGCAAGGTATAAGGAATGCAGGAATGCGTCCGGGGTAAGCCGCAGTCTGGTTTCTAGTGTCCTCTGGTCAATGACCTCTCCATTCAGTTCCAGAACGATCCCTTTCCCCGTCCTCTCCCTTCGTACAGTGCCGATGTTGGTTTCCAATACCACTCGGCATGGGCCTTTGTAATTCCAGGAATGGATGTTCCCTCCCCTAACATTCCTAGAGGTCTTCCCATACAACGCCCAAAAGACCGATTCATAGAGTGAGGACTTTCCTGCTCCATTCCCTTCCAAAACCTCCTCTACTTCGTTCACTCCGGAAACGTAATAGAGCCCGGCCGGGAGTGAGGATAATTCGAGCACTTGAGGTTTTTGGAAACTTTTGAACCCCTCCACCTCGATCCTATTGAGTTCCATCGTCATCCACCAAGTCCACTCCTATTTGGGTTAGGCTAGCATCAACATCCCTTGCCCTGCAATACCGTTCCACGATTTTCCCAGGAGTCTCGGCCTGAAACTTTACCCCGACCCTCATCCTTTTCAGTTTGGAACGTTTCAATTCGATTCCTGCCAGAATGATGCCCTTCCGTTTGCACCAATTCAATATGTCCCGCTTTTCCTTGTGCCACCGGCCTATTTCCGATTCGCGCAATTCCAATTCCACTTTCAACATATCGCCTTTGGAAAGTGAAACTGCCTTCAAGTCCTCAACGCTCCTGATTCTGGCTTTGGCTTTGCGTATATTAGGCAAAGGAATGTCCTTCCTTTTCCCCAAAGGAAAGGTAATCGTCCTTCCTTCAAATGAGTCTCCAAATCGAATTGGGTAAGGACTTCCAATGTATTCAACCCTGCCCACCTTCTGAGGGACGTGGATATCGCCAGAAAATACCTTGGCTCGAATCCCATCGAATAGATCCGGTGGAAGCCCGCTCAGTCTCACTCCATTCTCCCCCTCCGCTCCGCTGAAGGTAGCGTGGGTCAGGATGAAGGAAGGGTTTCCTAATTCAATTTCCCCCCAATCTTCCTCCGGCTTTGTCGAATGTGGTAGGACCGCAATTTTTTCCCCCTTGAAGTCAATGACGGTTGGTTTATGGTAGAACCTGATCCAGGGGATTCGATTTAGGAAAAGGAAATAGGGAGTGTTTGGATCTACGCCATCATGGTTCCCCTTGACGATATGGATTTCGTTCAATTTGGTTTTTGTGCGCAGTCTCCAAAAGGAATCTATGATCCGGTTGACCAATCTGCTACTGTGATAGTCCTTAAATTCGGTCAGATCCCCTAGGACCCAAAGCGAATCCAACATTCCGTTCGCAAACACCTGCTCCAGATGTTCAAAAAGTTTCCATCGATATTCATCCACAGACCTATCGGTTAGGTGCAGGTCGGATACTAATGCGCTTCCTTTCATTGAAAATGTCCTCGAATAGGAATAGGCTAGCCTTCATTGCTCCGCTCGCCCTAGGAAATATCACAGCCCTAGGAGTTCCCATCGAAGCAGGCGGGTCGGCTATTAGAACGACAATGGGCCGGTTGTTTTGTTTGGCGATCAGGATTGGAGTTTTACCATACACTACCGATTCCTTGCACAGTTTTTCCCAAAACCGCATCAAAAGACCTTCTCCACGGGTGACGAAAGTTTCCAGCCCCAAATTCCTGTAATGCTTTAGTTCCAAAATGTATTTGGAAAGGAATTCAGCTCCCACCTCGTCCACTGCCCCGACATCCCCAACCTGAGACCTATAAAGCTTCCCTGCCTTCAATCCTGAAGTAGCCCTGCCTCCACTTGTAGCCGTTCTCCAAAATATGTCGGACCGCTTTCCTTTAGAGTACCATAGGCTGAGCCTCCGGCAAATTTCCCTTTCAAAGGCATTCCCTTTTTGCTTGCTGTTCATCCTTTTCCCTTTCATCCTATTTCCATCCTCTTTCTTGATGCCCTCCAACCCATCCTCTTATACACCCAAAGGCCGGTCGTTTTTGATTCCACCCAGGCATACTCATGGTGGTCAATATCTGCTCGAATGACTCCATGCCCCGTACCTCCAAACTTTTCCTTGGCCTTTTGCAACGCCTCCGCTGCCGTCCCACACTGCACCTGCCCCAACTTGAAGTCCGGATTGGTAGGCGAGTAAACATCCCAAATGCTCATGAATATTTCCTCTTCGCAGGAAGGAATTTCTGTTCAATGTCGAACCATGTCCTTTTCACTGCCTCACGCAGTTCCTCCGGGTCTTTTGGAGCATTGACCTTCGCTACCTTCAGGAATTCCCTGCTCGCGGCCTCATCATCAATCCCATACCCAAACAGGATTCGGAATTGGCACTCCCTGAAAGGAAGACCTACCTTGTTCTTTTTGCACTTCGCCTTGATGTCCACCCCTATCGTTCGGGTAATCCCATTGATGGTCTTCTTTACCTGCCCTGCATTGGCTAGCCACAGGATTTGAGAGGCATAAAAGTCCATCGCATGCCCTCCACTTCGGGTATACTTTTCCCCGAAAGTGACCCCAATGTTATCCCGAACCTGGGAAATTATCATCACCAGAACCTGGCTTCGTTCCAGAGGCTTTATTAGGCGACGAAACAATTGGCCCAATTGTTTTGGCTTAGAGGCTCCATAGGTGCTATCGCTTATTTTCCGTTCCTGTTCTGCCTTGTCAGACAAGGCGTCCAAACTGTCCACGATATACAGGCCAGGCTTTTTTCTGGTGTTGCATGTGGAAATAAACTGGATCAGACTTTCAAACAAGTCCTCCACCGTGACGGATTCTGGGCGTATTACCTCCTCCATATCAATGCCCAGAGCCCGGGCGTATTCATCATCGAAGGCAGCCTCGGACTCATTGTAGGCTATTACCCCGTTTGGGTGTTGCCTACGGAAGTTGGCAATAGCCTCGATTGCCAGGAGAGTTTTTCCAGTGCTTTTATCTCCAACGATGTTCACCATTCTACCTAATGGCCATCCGCCCCCCAATACGCAATCCAACAAGGTACACCCTGAATGAACGAAATCCAAGGACTTTTTTTCGGAGGCAAAATAAAGTCCTACCTTTTGAGTCCTTCGCAACTTCAACACTTTTAACCTCCGTGGAAGAAGAAAAGGCCCGGGGGCGTAATGAAACTGCCCCGGGCCTTCCAAAGGTTACTTGGCCTTGGCTTTCAGTTTGGCCAGTTTAGCCTTCCATGCCGACTTTTTGTCATCCGGCTTTTCCTTGCCCTTCACCTTGAGGCCCTTTTTAGCAGGCTTTTCTTCCTCTTCGTCCTCTTCTTCCTCTTCTTCGTCCTCAGGCTTTTCGATGTTCAATTGTTCACAGACCCAATCCTGGGCCTGCTCAATGTCATCGAATTCCTCGTCGCTGGCATCCAGCTCCTTTTCTTCCATCAGAGCCTCCAGCTCCTCCTCACTCATCGAGTGAACATCCTCCCAGGTCAGAGCCTTTTTGCTCCCACCCTTCCCCTTCACCTTGAGACCCTTTTTAGCAGGCTTTTCTTCCTCTTCGTCCTCTTCGTCCTTTTCTTCCTCTTCGTCCTCTTCCTCAGGTTTTTCGATGCTCAATTGTTCACAGACCCAATCCTGGGCCTGTTCGAGGCTGTCAAACTCCTCGTCGCTGGCATCCAGCTCCTTTTCCTCGATAAGGGCTTCCAGCTCCTCCTCACTCATCGAATGAATGTCATCCCAGGTGAGTTCCTTTTGCTTTTTCGTTGCCACTTTCTTGCCTTTCTTAATCAGTCCCATGGTATTTCCTTCCTTGGAAGATTTGGCCGTGGTGGACTTTTCAGCGGAGTCGGCCTTAAATTCTCCGCTGAAAACTTTGGCGATATGCCGTTTGTCTGCGAAGACCAGCACCTCAGGAATGGGATTCCTTTCGATGTACTCCAACCATGCCTGCGCCTGGTCATCATCATCGCTTAAAGGCGATGGTCTCCGATCAATTTGGATTCCAGTGTACTCAAAAAACCCTCCTGAGTTTTTCCCTCGGTTGAAGGAAACATCATACCCGCCATCCGGGTTAGGATCGTCAATGTTGAGGATCCCTCCCGTTTTAGGGTCCTTGCAAAGCGCGGAAATATCCCTGTCCACAGTCCATGGGGCAACCCAAATTTGAGGCCCTGACTTTTCAGACTTGCGGTCAATGATGTACATTGCCACCCGCTTGGCAGGTCGAAGTTCCTTTGCAATCTCCTCCTCTCCGGCTTGATCCGCCCTAATTCGTTCATCACAAATGGGACAATTTTCGCCTTTCATTTGCTCGAGGCATAGGAAGGCACTGTTGTCCGCTCCAATACCGTAATGGACGAAGACCTCGTACCCATAGTGCCCCTTATCCTGCCACGATTTGGCAGGGGGGAGGATACGGATTACGTTCTCCTCCTTAGGAGTCCAAACCTTGATGTCCGAACGAATGAACCCTTCCCTTGCACCTCCTTGCTGATTGATTCGCCTGTCGATATCGGAAACGGTTCGAGGCTTGTATTCAAACCGCTGCCGGCTTCCTTTGGATTTGTTTCCGAATTTCATGTACCCTCCAAGGATCCTATTTCCGTTTAAGCCTTTGTTTGCTTTGAGCCTCTCGAACCATTGCTGCTGTGGCTCCTTTTACCGCATGCTCACCTCCTTTAACGATGACCTTGTCGAAATACCCTGCCACAAAAAGGTTGCCCAATTCCCGAAGCATTTTGCCCCTTTGATCGAAAGCCTCCTTCAGTGCGGCAATCAATTGTGCTTCCTTGACCGCCTTTGCATAGTCGGAGAAGGCTGCAATATGCCTAGGATCGCGCAGCACCCGATCCGTCACCTTCTTATCACTCGGGCGCTCGTCCTTGGGGGCGTTTTGCCGATACTCCTCTGCCAATTCAGCGTCAACCCGTGCCAATTCCTCCTTTTTCGCATCACGAATGGACATGGCTTCCACAAGTGCCTCAGCCACTTGCATGTACAGGAAGGGTTGCTGGAGCATGTCCTCATCCAGCGTCCCTCGGTCAATCTGCAATTTCTCCCGCAATTCGTTGAGGATTGAGGAAACGGTCGGATAAACCGTTTTGGTTGGGGAAAACTTTATGCCCATTCCAATCTCCTAAAATAGGACCCTAGCAATGGAAAGCAACAAAGGTCCTTTCCCCTCATTGCTTGGGTATGCGCCTGAAAAAGCATCCAGAATGTTTGCCAATCGTGCTGCCTCCTTTTCCGTACGTGTGTCCATCAATGCCTTTGCCACATAGTTGCAAATCCCTAGCCTAACTCCTTCAATGTTAGACTCCTCCATGTTGGATACAATTTGCACCAACGCTCCCCACGAAACTCCTTGCCCCTTACACAATATCCTGGCCAATTCTATTGCAGGGGTGGGAGTTTCGGCGATGGCGATGAGTTCCAATACCTCCTTTCTTGTGGTAGCTCCAGCACAGGTTCCCAGAAAGGTGAGAGCCTGCCTAGGGGACCCCTCTGATTTTCTAGCAATGATACCAATGAATTCGGAGGGGATTTTAATTTTCTCCTTTTTAGCAATCCTTTCAAGCCATTCCTCGATAGTGGCGGTCTCAACCCGTTTGAGGTTGTAGGCATAGCATCGGGTGCGAATAGTAACAGGCACCTTGTCTGCCTCTGTAGTACACAACGCCCAATAGACGTGGTCTGGAGGCTCCTCGATTGACTTCAACAGCGCCTGCCAGGCGGATTTCGATAGGGCATGGCATTCATCGATGATGATGAATTTGGTAGGGTTGCTGCCCAATGTTTGGTAAAGCATTGATGCAGTCAAATCCCTGACCGATTCAACTCCTGAATAGGATGCAGCATCCACCTCAATGATTCCGGACTCATTAACCCCGAATTGGCTGGCCACTAGACGTGCCAAGGTCGTTTTCCCAGTCCCGCTCGGGCCTGTGAACAGAAAGGCGTGAGGTAGGGTTTTTGATTGGAACGCATTGAGTATGCTATGCACCACCGCATCCTGTCCAATGACATCCTTCCAATCCTTCGGTCGGTATTTCAACGCTAGACTGGTGGGGGATAGCTGGCTTTCCGACTTGTTACGAATGAGTCCCATTCCATTTCTCCTTTTACAGGTCCTGGCTGCTGAAGGTCATGATTTCCTCCAAGTTGCCCCAATGCGTTCCCACACTTATTTCTACCGTTATAGGTACGTTGACAAACGAAAAGGAACAGGAAACCATGGTGCGCGCAATGTCCTCAATGTCCTGTTCCAGGGAACTTGCCGGAATGTAAAATGACAGGTCATCATGCACATCCAGGATTGGTTGCAATTGCGGACGCTTTTCATCGTGAGCCCTTTTTGATAATCGTACCAATGCATCCGCTTTTATATCTGCTGCCGTTCCTTGAATTGGGGTGTTGATTATCTGGTTCGAATCCAATGGTCCGTGCCTACGCCAGCCCGTTAGTAGGCTTACATAACCATGGGATTCGTAGAAGGCGATCATTTTCTTTTGCCATTCTCGCACCCCGGAAAAAATTCTCCAGAATTCCTTGTAATGTGGAAGCAGGTCGCTTGCGGGCATATTCAATGCCTTAGCAATAGGTTCCAATTGTGAGCCGAAGAACAATGGAAAGACCCACTGATTTTTGACGTCCTGCCTAAAAAGCTTCATCACCTTTTCCTTGTCCCCCTGAGCCTCCTTCTCGTAACGCTCCAGGACGTAGGAATTCCTTCCTGCCCCAATTCTTTTGGCCCAATCCATGTGGATATCATAGCCACTCCAAAGCCCCTCACAAATGGTTTTATCTTGTGATGCCATTCCAATGACCCGATACTCTATCTGCCCAAAGTCTGCGGAAACGAATAGGTGGCCTTTAGGGGTACCGATGCAATTCCTAATGTACCTATACCCTCCATGCTTCGGGAAATTTTGTGTATTGGGTTCATCGGATGATGTTCTGCGGGTTCGGGCAATGTAGGCGTTCACGTTCGAATGGATCAGCCCATCAGGATAAACATGCTTTCCTGTAGGTAGCAAAGGCAGGACGTAGGTATTCAACATTTTGGAAACCTGACGATATTCCAAAATGGCCTTTGCCACTGGGTGTTTTATCTGGGACAGGACTTTTTCATCAGTGCTATACCTATCCTTCCCATCAACCCTTCTCCACCCTTCCTCCCGTTTCAGGTGATTCCAAAAAAAGCGTCCTACTTGAGCGGGACTGGCAGGGTTGAAAATCTCTCCTGTCGCCCTCTCGAATTCCTTGACATCCTTATTTTTAGCAATGGAGACCAATAGAGCATCCCGCTCCTTTTCCAAATTTCGTTGGATCTCCGTAACCTTTTCGAAGTCAGGAACCAGGCCTTTTGCCTGCATCCAGACCAGAGCCGGGACCCTCTTGTTTTGATCCTCGTAAACTGAAAGCAATCCCTCCTCCGCGAGCATCGCCCTCTGGATGCCGGCAATTCTGGAGGTATACTTCACGTCCAGGGCGTTGTAGGAAAGGACCTCCTTCAGATCGTGGGTGTCCAGTTTGTCCACTCCGATCGGGGACAAGGCTTTTACGTTGACCCCCAGGAGTGCAATGGATCTGGCCTCCAGGCTTTTGCTCCATTGCTCATTCAGACAATACACCTGGGCAATGGAATCATTCCAGTTAGGCTTGAATAGGATGTCCGGGTCATTTCCAAACAGCCAATAAAGCCAAGCCATTTCAAATTTGGAATTATGCGCCCACAATTCCCCCTTGTACTGGAAAAGGAAGTCTCGCAACGTATTGAGGACGTTAGTGCGCTCCATCTTGTTCCATTGCGCCTCACTGTGGTCTAGGCAGAAGGCGATGGATTTTTCCCATGTTCCAATTGCGACCGACAGGATCTTGGCGTCCTTTTGATAAGGCTGCAGCCCTTTGGTCTCAATATCGATACTCACATCCTTTTTGCCCAGCATCTCCTCCAATTCCCTACCAATCCATAGCACTCCCTCAGTGCCCCATTTGGATTGGATTACGATGCCATCCCTAACCTGTTTTGGGATGTTGGGCTGAGGAACTTCGTCCTGCATGAGGAATGTGAAGGCCCGTTGTAGATCCCTTTCGAATTCCTTGACGATAGCCCCACCTAATTCCTTGCTGTACTCCATCCGGTTGATGTATGAAGGATGGAACATGGGGAAAAACCAACATTCATGCTTTCCGATACGGACCGGGATTCTCAATCCATGCCATTTCCCTATTTCCTCCGCCTCAGGAATTGCCCATTGGAGTGGAACAAGTCCGAACCCGAATATGGCAACGGGCTTTGTCCTCTCAATGTCCTCAATCTGCAATCGGGAGCAGCAGGATACCTCGAGTTTGGTTGGAGTGCGATTATTCGGAGGCCGACACCTAACCACGTTATTCCACCTGAAGTCCTCGAAGTCCTTCCACCCATAGAACCTGGACAGAAACTTCCTTAAGGTATCTCCAGCCTTCCCTACGAATTGTTTCCCGAATTCATCCTCATTCTGCCCAGGCGCTTCTCCCAGGATGTATATCACCGGATCATCAGATCCGGTAGGCTTCATTTTTGGATGCGCCAGCCGTTTCTCCTCCTTATCCAGAGGGCAGGTTGAGCATGAAAGGGATTCCGTTGCCACAGGGATCAAAGGAATGGTTCTGGTTCTGGTTTCCTTCTCCCTCCTAGCCTTTTCATCGTAGAAAAACCCCATGGTTACTCCGACCTCGTTCCAAGCGTTGCCACTCCACGAACATAACTATTGCCAAACGCGAGCAATCCCTTTTCGGTTATCCCAAAAAATTCCGCATGATCCAGCGCCTTCTTGAGCACATCCGGGTCAATCAAAACCTCGATTTCCTGAGATCCTTCAGTTTTCAATTCCAGCGTTTCCTCCAATTCCCCCTTGTCCCCCTTCGCAGTCACTTTGAGAACCTTCCCCGTCCTGCTGAAGGTGCAGGATTTGCTTTCCCCGGAAATGATCGAGGCGCGTTGCAGTATGGAGGAAAGCTTGGAGGAGTTTGTTGCCCATGACCTTTCGTCGCACTTCTGGAGTAGGTCACCTATAATCAAATCCAATCGCATCGGGGTTTCGGGTATGTTTTTTCCATACAGTGTGACCCCATCGAAATAGGCTATTGCCCAGGAATCCGATAGTGCAAGCTTCCCATTTCCCAATTTTCCCTGTAGGGCCAGCAATTGGTCGCAAAACAGTTTGGATATCAAGTACCTTCCTTTCCCCTTGACCTCAGTTTTCACCTCTGTCCAGGTAATGCAAACGTTGTCGGAGGTGTAAATGTTGACCTTTCCCGAGGTAACATCCAGTAACGCTCCCATCAATGCCCTCCTATGCGCATCGTTAAGCACAGTTTCCAATGCCTTGGTCAGGGCAATTGAAAAAGTGTCCTCAATCTCGAATTCGTGCGCGGGGGCTATATCGGGTGAGGAAAAAGCGAAGTCCTTCCGGTCGGAAAGGTTCATCTTGGCCAATTCAATTTTGGCCTTCCCACACTTTATCAGGACCGATTCTGCTTTGGGCTCGAATCCCACCTCTTTATCCGGGTCAAAGGTGGACACCAACTTGAGCAACGTTTCCCCGTGAACCAGAAAATTTAGTCCCGAGGGGAAATCCACTACCACCGCGGTCGAATCATTGTAGGCGTACACGGTCTTCCCTGTGAAGCAGAAATGCGTTAGCACAGGAACGAAGTCCAGGGACAACAGGCTCGGCCTGCACAATTGGAGAGCCTCAATCAGATTGGATGCCTTCATTTTCTAGTAGCCTCATTGTGGATGACAATTGGAAAAACGTCCCTAGGTATCCTAAATAGGACAATTCATTCGCTTCCTTAAGGATGTTCAGGGTGCTGACGGCTGTGGAGGGCCCGGCCGATGGGTTACCGCTGGCGTAATAGATGCATTTGAATCCCCTTCGTGCTGACAATTCCTCGAAGAACCGGTTGAAAATGCAAAGGTTGAAATAGTCCCTTGCCATGTAGTACCGGGACAAATCCTCATAAGTCACCCCGATCTCCTGAAAGAGGTTTTCAATGCCTTCTCTAATTGAGGAAGGTTGGTTATTGAAATGCCAGGGGTCGTGTCCAGATCGCGGGGAAATGGAGAGGTGGAGAAAGCGTTTAAGGTAGTCGTACCTCCACCTATTCCCGCTCCTCTGCATGGAGGGGATCACTACCCCGCCCCATCGCGCGCACTGGAAGGCTGTGGTACTGTCAACGGAAGTCCAGGGAAACATGGACAGCAATCCCAATGCGGTCATTCCAAATCCATGAACCTTGCATTTGGGGGCCCCGGACTTTAACTTCGGAATGGCCTTAAATAGGGATTCCGTCCATTGCAGCGTGGTGCCCTGTTGAGCCACTCCTCCCACACCTATGTGGTCAGTGTGATCTAAATACCTATACAGCCATTCCTTGCCTTCACCGGAGTGCAGGACTGGGAGAGGTCTCAACCCATTGGCCCGCATTTCCT